ATCCGGAACAGCCTGACTAGTTTGGTATAATTGTACCATCAGGTCAGGACGCCGTGCGCCCAATAGACGTAAGAGGTCTCTTGATAACTCAAGAGACTTTACACGTCTATTAGGTCTCGGTTTATCTCCCAAGGCTCAAGTTATCCGACTCAAGTCTCCATATGCTAGTTTTAGTCTTTCGACTAATGGTGCATCGTGACTATCGTAAAGATAGTGACTAGCACTATTAGCTAGCATATCGGAGAAATTGGATAGGATATCCTGAGTACTTGGAAAACGACTTAAAACCGGATGGAAGGAATAGAATCTTCTATACCTTCTATACGTTTTCTCGTCATTTTCCAATGCTTGGAATCAACCCTGGGTGATCTTACTGTCCACCAGCTCCTTTAATAAGGACTGGAAAACAGTTTGATCCCTTGCACTTAGCGAATCTATAGCTTGAGCCATCAGGCTCGGTGATAGATCCTGTGCAAGGTTTAACCCAAACCATCCGACAAGATCTCAATAGCAGCTTCTTACTCTATTAACCCATTTAACTTGGGAAATAGGTAAGGAAACTGTTAAGAGATCTCTAAGATGGTCTTTAAGGACTGCCGTCTCTAAGACACCACCCTCGCAGCGATCTTCTAATAAAGTTTTATTAGACATCACATGCGAACGGAGGTGACCAGGAGACCTCACCATCTCTAGAATTGATTTTGGCCCAATAGGGCTATAGTCAACACCAGAGATAATGAGGCGTTTCGCGAACTCGCAGGCACCATCAACGGAGACCAAGGATTTTGAGAGATTAATCTCAACTCCCAGGTCATCCATGATGATACGATACGCTTCCGCGACGCGAGCACTAGCGATGACAATGTCATCCCCCAGAATAGCGTACTCGGAGAATCAGGAACGAATTCCAGTTCTACGGGCTGCTACTTGGACGATAACATGGTGTGTCAAAGCTAGCATTGCTCAGGAAGAAAGAGCACCCATTGGTTGCCCAACAGCATAGCGGTACCTTCCGCTATGTTGAGGATAACGAGAGTCCTCCAAGTGATAATCTCTATCACAAAGAAGGCTCCGTCAAAGGTTCGCTGTCTCGTCATTCCCTCACAGGAATGATAAGACTTGAACCTGGCAGTCAATAGGTAGACGGTCTGTCGCTGCGGAAAGATCAAAAGAGTAAAACTCTTTATGACCTTTATCCATCAGCGACTTGACGGGAGCCAACTGATCGAAAGTCCCATCTTGCGGAATATTTGACAAAATGTCAAATAACGCATGGTGGAGAGCTTTCAGAACAGATTGGGTTCACCCGTCGACCATCGCAAAGACTCTAACTTTCCCAGCAGCCTCAAATTTGAGGGCTAGTTTACCCATCTTAAGCTGGGCCACTTTGCTGCCATCACCCGGATTGTGAGGAGACTTCTCTCATATTGATTGAAGTTCTTCACGTTTCTGGATGATTGCTTGGATTTCAGGAGTTGGTTTCTTCTCCCAAATCGCAAGCTCGGCAACAAATTTTAGTCAGAGAGACCGATGAGAAGTCTTTTTACAGAACTTCTCAAAGGTATCCATAAGAGAAGGATTCTCCGAGAACGCTAATGCGTCTTTTGGATATCCCTCTAATTGGTTCCCTGAATTTGGTCCGGCTGAGGTTAGAGTTAATAACCGTCTACCGACCACGAACGGACTTTTGTCCTCTTCAAAGTATTTACGGGCTTTTGGGCCCATAAATGCTCGGAAGCGTGGTAATACTGAAACCATATCGGGGAGAGTTTTACTCACCCCGGTAAACGGACTAGTTATAGTCTCTAGTTTCAGCTTAGGTCAAGACGGCATTACTCTAAATACCGACACCAGCGTCAGGACTGCTCTGATTACCCGGACGTCTTTGGCCTCCATAAGGAGACGGAGACTTCCCGGAATAATCAGTGGCAATCCACGACGAACCGCCACCCGAGGTTCTTGCGAACTTACGGTTGGCTCTCCTGCCAAGGCCTTTTGACATAGTCTCATGGCCTCTTTAAGGTACTGAACAGTGAAAGTAAAACCCGAAAGTTTTACTAACCGTTCAATACGCCTTCCGAGTTTTAACAACTCGGGGTAGGAGCGATGGTTTGTTAGACCAAGTAGTCAGACTGAAACTTTTATGAACCTTCAATAAAGGTTCATCGAGAACTTTGAAAATTCTCGTTCGTTCCACTGACGTAGGTCTTGTTTCATGGTTTAAGTATTTAAAGCTTAATCCAGAACAGGCCTTCGTCCTTAGACTCTCTTCCTCTATTTTACGAGGATCAGAGAGAAGAAAGACAGCCTTACCCTCTCAGGGGACCCTATAACCACGCCGGTACTATCCGACCTCGTTATAGGACCCTTCCTGAGGGCACAAGGCTTATACCCTCGTGGGGTTCGGCCCGTTTTACGGGACCTACCCACTCAGGAGATAAGAACTGTCTTCTTCCCTCCTCACTTCGGCCTAACGCGCTGCCGGCCCACAAGGACCTACGCGTGAACGGCTAAAGGAGAGGAGTCTAGGGCTCTACCGACGCTACCCTGTTCTGCGGTGGCAACAGCTATTGCTCACCGTCTTAACGGAAGAATGTAGCGCTTGTGATTCACCGGAACATAACCACTCCCCACAAAGCAGATTTAAGATTCGTCTTTTAATCGCTTTGCTTCACGAACTTCGTGAAGAGTGGGTGGCTCCTGGAGCACCACGGTGTTGGGACGAGCAGTCGGCCATAAGGCCGAGTTGGGTTTCAC